CCTGAGTGGGGCAACAGACCATTTTCCACTTAAACTACAAACCCTGGTTTTGACAGAGCTTGGGGTGGATCAGCAATGGTTGAAAGCAGTTGAGTGTTTCTCAACTGCCATGTGGGTTAGTGGCCCACTTTCTGACGTCTTTAAACAAGTGTCAGGAAAAACATTGTTCTGGGTCTCATGGACAGTTGGTCAGCCTTTGGGCTTGATCTACTCGTTCAACCTTTTCACAATTACCCATTGGGCATTGTGTCGTGGTATACAGTGCACATGTGGAAAGGGCCATGGGTATGACTCAGAGTTTGGTCTGGTCGGCGACGACGTGGTCTGGTTTTGTCCAGACTGCGCACGAAGATACATGGCCGTCATGCAGCAAATGGGTTGTCCTGTTTCGAAGGGTAAGACCCTTGAATCAACAGGTCTGGCAGAGTTCCTCTCCAGAGTTGTTACTCCGGAACAGGTGATACCGTCCTATAAATGGAAGGCTGTCTCTGACGACTCGTTCCTAGACATCGCAAGGTGTTTGGGACCTCGATCGATTGGCTTATTCAAGGATAGGCAGAGGCGCGTGATCAAAGAGATACGCGAAATCCCCGAGCCCTTCGGATTAGGGTGGAACCCAAAAGGTTTACCATACTGGGAAAGGTTATCCCGAGTACCAGAGGACACCCCAGTCCTTAAAGAGTTCAGACTGGTTTCAGCTGGTCACCACCTTTCTACGCTTTGGTATACTACCGAACGTATGAAAGGATACCTTGGAGATCTTGAAATTGCTCCAAGGCCCACCTCCGACCAGGAGGTGGTTCAGGTGCTGATTGATGCTTTCGGTCCCATAGGCACTTCACCAGTGCTTAGGGAACATCTAATCAGGGACTTGTACGGACTAGTCTCCTTAGCAGGAGATGAGTTCGCCAAGTATGGAATGCTGAGGCCAGAAGTCGAGAAGCTTCTTCCCGTTCCGCTGGCGTCTTTCATAGGAGTGAAGGACAAACCCGTGTCAGCACAGCTGGCGTGGCTCGCCGTTCTAATACGACGGTTTCGTCATGCACGCTTCCTTTATGCCGAAACTCCCGAGCGTTCAACAACGCTTATGCGCTATGAGGAGGCCCTAATAAGGGCTTCTCTTCAACGCAAATAGAGCGAGAGCTCTCATCGACATGGAAAGTAGGCGCC